CATTACAAGCAACACAAGGCCAGATGGTTGGTACAGAAACGAAGAGCAAGACGGCAAGCGTACAGATGCACTCCTTGCACTCTGGGACAGGCTTGGCTTCAAGAACGGCAACAACACCATCTGCAGGACATGTGGAACATACTTAGAACCTGCACAGCCTGGAGCTATAACTAGACAGTGGCTTGACAGCACACGCGACTGGTTTATGGGACAACTCATGAGGGCATGCGGAATTCAAGCACACGAGGTGCTCACTGATGAGGACATCAGTGACAGCGAGAGCGAATGACATAGCGCGGGTAATACTCACCCGCGCTATGTTAGTGGTCCAAGAGATATATAAAGAAATTGGACCACATGACGTCATCGCTGGACCACTACCACCACATCACCCATCCTACCACCCTTGGGAGGGTTTCTTCTCTCTCAGCCTTACAATTTATCCGCCTTACAGCTAGATGTGTGAGTCAGGGGGGGAGGAATGAAAAATTATATAGCATGCACGCTTGGTGAGTCAGGGTCAGTTGGTGAGTCAGGGCCTCTGGTGTCCTGCGGAGCTCACGGTAAGTAGCATTTCTTTTTGACTAATTGTTAAATTTGATCATCAAGAGGGAGGGTGTCAGTGTGAGAGAGAGCATCATCTTCTTCATCCAGCGTAGCAGCTTGTTCACGAAGCGATTCAGCAGTAGCAGAGCGTTGTGCAGCAGCCTTGGCCATCATCTCCAGACGATCACGTTCATACTGGGGATAAGAGGTGGCAGTAGTAGGACGACCATAGCGTGACTGAAGATTAGCATCAAGCTCTTCAATGCGAACCCAACGATCACGGGCATCAGCATCAAGACGGTCAGCTTCATCGAGTAGACGTGTTTTCTTGGCTTGGGGCGTCAGTCCACTGCGTCCATGAGTGCGTACAAGAGTGCCTGTAGCATCAGCAGCACGGACAGCCATATCCACAAGTGCTTGAGGGGCATCATCAATCACTTCTTCTTCAGTGTCAAGCGTACGTGCACGCGAAGCAGCAGCAGCAGTTCCAGAAGCAGCACCATACTTGGGATTACGGAATGTAAAGTAGTATGTCTGGGACAGGATGAAACTAATGTTGAGTTTCTCCTGAGGAGCAGTAGTTGGCAGTTGGAAACCAACATAAAACAGCGGGCAGAAGAAGTTTGGATTCGTGCCGGCGCGAACATAAGCCAGGTCATTGGCATTGTCATCCATGTCTTCACCAATAGAACAGTCATGGAACGTAGTCCTCTCTTGAATATCACTCGCCCAACAACTCCTAGCAAGCTTCGCAACACTGTTATTCAAAGCGGAACGCACAGAAGAACCAGACGACTCCAGCACTTCATCATAAGTCATCGCGTTTGCGACGTAGGTACCGGAGGGGTTGCGACGGACCTGGGCAGCTTCATAGAAGGAACCACAACGATCGTAAGCAGTCACAATCTGAAGGGCAGGCACGGCTGCATTAGACGAGCCAATAGGGGTCGTAACTGCAACCTTCGAGATAACTCCATCACACTTGACCTGATCAAAGAGCCTAGTATATGCCTGATAGAGCGGCGAGGTGATAGCGGAGCACTGGAGAGCACCGGGTACGACGACGGTGCCACCGTGGTGGTAGGCAAAGGGGACGGATGAAGCGACATTGGATTTGACACCTTTGGCCGGGATAGTCAGAGTACACAGCTGCTCAGAAAGAACCCTAACACGAATGCGTGAACGAGATGAAACACCTCCTGAGGTAGTTGAACGGCGACGATAACGACGGCGAGCAACAGGATAGCGGCGACGATACCTTGAGTATCCTGAACGCCTACGATAACGTGAATAATAAGGCATTTGTTGCAAAAATGTGCACGTTAATAAAAACCACAATGGTTTCACAAATGGAATGGTTTAAATGCTGGTCTGAAGGTGCAACTCACAACTCAAAATTTCTAAAGAGGAGAGAAAAAATGTAAGCAATTGCGCATTTAAACAAGGCACAATCTTTCTTTTGAAAACCTTAACACTTTCTTTCCACGAATGAACGAATGAGCGCAGCAAGCAGAGAAACAAGAGCAAAGCGGTGGTGTTTCACCATCAACAATCCTACAGATGCAGACAAGTTCTGGGAGAATGGTGAGCAACAATGTGAACTCGAGTACCTCATCGTTCAAGAAGAAGTGGGCGAGAACGGCACAAGACACTACCAGGGCTTTCTCATTCTTAAACGCAAGAACAGGCTCACTTGGTTGAAGAACAATCTCAACAGCAGAGCGCACTGGGAAAAGACGCGCGGAACTGACAAACAAGCAGCTGATTACTGCAGAAAGGACGACACTCATCCACCAGAGGGTCTCAGGTTCGAGTTTGGTCAACTAAAAGCAGAAGGAAAACGCAGAGGCAGAGACGAACTAGAAGAAGCAGTCATAGATACAGTAGAAGCACTCAAGAAGGACTTCAAGACAACAGCAGAAATCGATGCTCAAGTACTCGCACGTCCTGGATTCTTGGCAGCATACAATGCATTGACAGCTGATCTCCTTGGTCCTTACAGACCTGAACTCAAGATCATCACATTGATTGGACCTCCTGGAACTGGCAAATCCTTCGCAATCAACACACTCTTCCCAAAGGCAGGAAGAGCAATCATGGGCAACGGAGGAACTTGGTTCGCAAACCCTACGAGCAAGGTCATGGTATTCGAAGAGTTTGCAGGACAAATCCAGCTACAGAAAATGCTCAAGTACCTTGATCCTTATCCAATGGCACTGGAAGTCAAGGGCGGCATGAGGCCTGCAATGTACGAGACTGTCATCATTACAAGCAACACAAGGCCAGATGGTTGGTACAGAAACGAAGAGCAAGACGGCAAGCGTACAGATGCACTCCTTGCACTCTGGGACAGGCTTGGCTTCAAGAACGGCAACAACACCATC